TTTCCTTACAAGTGGGAAGCTGTGCTTCGTAGTCGTTCATACTCTTCTGGGCTTTCGCGCTTAATTTGCACTAACTCAGCAGAGGTATATTCGTTAAATTTCTTAGTAGCAGCGCCCGTGCTTGTGGAACCAGTCGAGCGCCCGCCCGTGGAACCTGTACCAGCTAGGAAAGCATCATATCGACCGCTTTCTTTAATGGTTTTCTTTAGCTCATCCAGCGAGCTTGCGCCGTTGCCAGATACTTTTAATTCATGCGAATCAAGGTCGTAATCAATACTAAAACGAGACTTAACCAAATCGCGTAAGTCTTCATTCTTCGCGCCACCAGCTCCCAATTCAGTAACTAGGTCATTAATGGCGTTGTTGATTTTCTCGGTTTTAATACTGCCGGTTAGCTCGTTCATGCGTGCTTTTGCTTCCGCTTCACGTTCTGCATGGATGCGCTCTAAAGCTTCTTTATCACCTGCCGCTTTAGCCGCTTCTTCTTGAGCATTGCGAACTTGCTCGGCAGCTTCATCGGCTTTGGCCTTTAATTCGGCCTTTTCGCTTTTCAGGTTTTCGTTTGTTACTTTCAGGCCTTTCACTTCCGCATCTAATTCTTCTTGCGTGTAAAAAGTCTTGATTACACCTTCGTGTTCAATTTGTACTGGCATTCTAGCACCCGCTAAAGTTGCTCGGCTTAACGACCTGTCAAGCCTTCTGGTTGTGATTATAGCAATTAACTATCAAGTGTTAAACCGCTATTGTCATCGGCTATTGATGCGTCTATTTCTTCATCTGTTCGCCCTTCTTCGAATCCGATATTTTTTGTTCGGATCATGTAGCGAACGTCTTGGTTAGAAATAACGCCCATGGTTTTAAGCCCAGTGATTCCATTCAATACTTGTGGGTCAATTGACGACTCCCAGAATTCAGTATTCAGGCGGTAAGTCACTTCTGTATCAACGCCAAGGAAGCGAAGAAAGTCTTCTAGCGCCTTTTCTAGCACGTCGGATAGATTGTTTACGGCGATGTCCAGTGCGCTGGCCTCACCGCTTGCATTGATTCGTGCCGCTTCTGCTGTCTCGTTTTGGCCGCCCTTGGTGACAAGTTTCGCGCCCAGCTCTTTCATGCGCTCAATCTTGTTTTCCATTTGAGATGCACCAAGATTGGACTCGCTGGCTTGTACCATCTCAATGGTGCCGCCCTTGGTTTGCAGCCCTTGGCGAGCACCTACCTTGACGCCTGCTGGGTTAGCCGATGCGAACTCTTCAACACCCATCTCACCAATATCAATATGCAACGTAGGGCACCCAAGTAAGTAAGACGCCTCCTCTACATTGGCCGTTGATTGGTAGTGGCTTATATTCATATTGGCAAGGTCGAGCAGCATAGGCGCGTCAACGGCTGGCGTGTTGTCTTCAGTGCCAGCGATGTAAAACGGGATATGGTCAAGCGGCTGGCCATTGGCTAGCACTACAATCTCGTCACCTTTCGGCACACTGCCATCATCGTAAAGCTGCATTGTGTACTGGCCTTGATCATTCATCCGCAACACACGGTATTGATATTCACTCTCATGGTCGAATTCGTCTGCGCTTGTCTCGATGGTTTCACGCAACACAACCAGTGTAAGCATAGAACGCCCGCTCACTGTGCCTGTTTTCCAGTTTACAATAGATTCAAACACATAAGGCAATAACACAGGACGCGCACCTGATAGGCGCTCGTCAAGTTTGGTCAGTCCTTCTTGATCATTGGTGTAGTCTGCTAGAATACCAATCCGGCCAGCTTCTTCTAGCTCGGTAAAGCCAAACTTGGCCAACTGCTCAAGGCTTTTGCCACTGCCGTCTATATTGTATAGATATTCGTCAAGCTGAGACGGCAAACCCTGCTCACCCATGTCAGCAGGTTTGCGGAATACCATACCACTGTATGACTTAGCAGCTTGGCGAGTTGCACCAAGGAAGTATGCGCGCTCTTTATAAACTGCATAGCGGCTAGCGTCGGACTCGGCAAAATCAGCAGGGAGGTAGGTTTTACCCTTGCTTTTGATAGTACGCTGGCCCTTTACGCTATCGCGGGTGCGCGTAACGTCGGGCAGGTTTACGATGTAATCAGGATGTAAAGTAGTAACGCCCATTATTCGGCCCTATAGTTTTTGCCTATTATAACACCATAGGCTAATTAATAAATGATATGGAGATTGGTTTGAATTCTTTACCGATGACAAGCATATCCGAAATGGCATCGACACACGGGTCGACCGTATCGTCGTGCGTGCTGTTCGGGAACTGGCTGTGCTCTCTTAAGAAGTCGGAAAGAAAAGGTACATCAGTGCTAACGTAAACGTGCCCAGCTTCTACGCTTGGCGCAACATCCATTGCCCGAGTTAGCTTGTCAATATTACGCTGGACGGCTTTCACTGGCATACCTTCACGGCCAAGCGTTTGGATCAAGCCAGTGCCGCTAACCTTGTCCTCGATCTTCATTGCACGAAGGCTACCTGTCGCGCCACTGTTTTTGTGTTTTTTCCAGAATGCTCTAGCCTGTTGCAATAGCTCTGGCGCTTCCCACTTACCCCGCACCATGTCCAGTAGGTACGCCTTGCCATCTTTAGTTTTACCCCAGCACTGAAAAACACTGAAATCGTTTGTTTCTTTTGTTTTTTGCGCCGTATCAGCATAAATGGCACGCCATTCAAAAGTAGGCAAAGCAGTGTAATACTGCCACCACGCATCTTTGAATATACCTCCACCGATTGGTGCGGGTCGCTGCAAATACTGGCCAGCGTAAACATATGGGTTAGCTTTGTTTTTTCGTTGTAGGTCTCCTATTGGGAATTGTTGTGGCCAGAAGGATTCTCCCTCCTCAACTTCCGCGGATATGTTTAAGTGCTCCCATTCTTCGCCGTTGCCACCGTCTAGCAGATAACCGGATAAGTCAGACTCGTGCAGGCGCTGCATGATTACTATGATAGGCGTATCAGGTCGGTTTTTCCGGCTTTCCATGGTCGTGGTGAACCAGTCGATAACATTCTCTCGCATGGTGTCGCTCATAGCCTCACCAGCTTTGTGAGGGTCATCTATCACGATAGCGCCGCCGAATGTGTCGCGCATCTTGCCTGCGCCGTAGCCTGTAATAGTACCCTCCGCACCAGTGGCATACACGATGCCGCCCTGCTCGGTTCTAAACTCGTCTTTAGCGGATGAATCGCGCTTTATTTGAGTGTGGTCAAATATCTCGCAGAATTGCTCGTGCTGCATGATAGCTCGAACATTGTAGGCGTTATTTGTGGCTAGGCGTTTAGAGTAGGAGGCATGGATAAACTCGGAATCTGGGAAGTTACCCATACACCAAGCCATGAAATTAATCACGGCTATTTCAGTCTTGCCAGATCGAGGCGGTACATTAATTATAAGTCGCTTGCAGTCGCCCATAACAACACGCTCAAGAGCGCTACAAATAGCCTCTTGATGCCAGTTATCCACTAAGTCGATACCCTTGCGCGCCTTAAACATCGTCCGCACAAAGGTAAGCAGATCACAGCGACTGTCGGCTATTTGATCAACTGTCAGCATGTTTACGTTTTAGTGCGTCAAGAACTGCGGTCCCGTTGTCTTTCGGCGACATAGTGCCGTCACTACTAGTGACATCAACTTTATCCCCCAATCCAAGATTACGAATAACAATCGGCGCATTGTATTTGCCAATCATAGCGCCTTCTAACTGACTAGCCTCGCATTGGGTTTTGATCTTGCTTACGGCTTCCGACAAGTGGTGGCCTTCTTTTGACCAAGCGTTAAGCGTCTGCCTTGCAATGCCAAGAAACGCAGCAAAACCCTGCATAGTTAGAGGTAGGTATTTTTCGGTATGCAGTGAAGGGTCGGAAGCAATAGGCGTGTGAATGCGCTCAGGGTTTTCGTGCTTGTGCTTGGCGTACTTGTTGAACTCCCTGATTAGTTCTTCAGGGAACTCGAATATAAACGGGCGCGTGCCTTGGTCTTTTTCTCGTAGCTGGTAAAGCTGGTTGCCATGCTGAAAAGGCATAGATAGTCTCCTATAAATGCCTTGATTGTATCACTACTGCTGTGGTTAGTCTAAATGCTTGCAATCGTTAGCTATCGCCTGCCATGCCTCTATCTTATCGTAGGCATTAGGTGTTATCTTTGCGAGCTTAGCCAGTGCAGACTTAAGGTAGCCGTTACGCCCACGCAAGCTAGCAATCGTGCCGTTCTTTGCCTTACAGTCATTCGTCAGTTTGTTGTTCTCAGCTTCTAGGCTAGCTATGCGCCGCTTAGCGCTTTCTAGGCGGTCTAGTAGGTTTTGGTCGGTCATAGCAAACCCTCCTGCATTGGTGGTAGTGGTAACGGCTGCCAGTGGGTTACTCTGCTTCGTTCAAATCCATATTTAACAAAGTATTTACACGTATGGGTATCTAAATCAGATTGAGCGGCTCCATTAGCCATGTGAACTAGAACCTCCTGCCTGTCTTCCGGCAACCTATCATCAACACTAACCCACCCGCTCTGGTCTTTGGTGTATTGGTCGATCATATCTGGGATTAAATCATCATCTTTTTGCACGATGTACCCGTTTTTATCTAACCACTCTCTAATATTCTGCTTACTCATTGCCTTGCTCCAGTTTGTTTGCGTACGCATTCGCCATTTTAATAGAAAACTCTAGCATCATTCTTAAGGCGACATCACCTTCTGAATGCGCCTCAACTACTAGCTCTTGCATGTTATTA